GTGTAAATGAAAGTTTCTTTACGGGAGTGGGGAATTTCTTACTGAGTTTGATTAAATTCGTATTGACCGTGCTAGGTGTTGTGAATCCTACTTTGCAAATACCCATTCAAACGGCTGCCAGTACTGCGGATACAGCTGCAGCGGCAGTAGGGACAGTAGCGAATTCTGTGATTTCTGCGGCTGAGATGGGTGCTACAGCGGCAATTCAAACTGCCAAACTCGGCGCTGAAGCGGCGATTGACGTGGGAAAGTCAATAAAAAGTATTGCTGAAGTGATTCCTCAAGCTGCTGCACAAGTGGGTGGTGGGAGTATTACTCCAAATTTCACATCTCTCGACTACTTTGCTGCTGGTAGTATTGTTGCGTTGATTACAGGTGGAATCGTTCTTACGGCACTCTAGAAACACGAATCATGCAACACTTACAAAACCATGCACAGTTCGAAGAATTGTATGAAAACAATAGTCTAACCTCACCCGTTTTAATCTATTTTACAGCGGATTGGTGTGGAGCTTGTAAACGTATTGATTGGGGATTCATTGACGAAGAATTCCCCGACTTGGTTGTCTATCGCTGCGATGTAGACAAAAATAAGTACACTCCTGGATTCTGTCGTGTTCGTAGCATACCGAACTTCATCATGGTCTATCCCGGTAATAAGAACATATCAGAGCCCTTTCAAAGCAGCGATACGGCAAAAATTGCGACGTGGATTCAGGTCCAATTACGAAAGCACTCTAAATAGAATGGACTCCTATGATGTTATCATTGTAGGTGCAGGACTCGCAGGTCTTCATGCAGCTTTACGTATTTCTGAAAAGAATGCAAGTCTACGTATTGCTATCGCTGAAGCCTACAACTACGTAGGAGGGCGTATATTCACATATCATCATAAGGGTAAACATCCTCTGCACTGGGAAGCGGGTGCAGGACGCTACCATGAAAGCCATAAACTTCTCAAAAAATACATACAAAGATACAAGCTTACTCCTATACCCATAGGTTCAGAAGAACAGTGGATTTCTGAAGATACTAAATATCCGCAAACAAATATTTGGGAAGAACTCTCAGAAATTATCACAACATCTTTATCGTCTGTAAACCCTTCACTACTTGGAATGCATACTCTGGAAAGACTCTTGGAAGTGACTCAGGGTAAAGAAACCGCCACGAAGATTCTTGAACGATTTCCTTATCGCGCCGAGGTCAAAACTCTTCGCGCCGATCTAGCTATAAAATCATTCCAGAATGAAATGCACAATAATAAGGGATTCTATGTAATCAAAGAAGGACTCAGCGCGCTTGCAAAAGCTATGCAAAAAGAGCTAGAATCTCGTGGAGTCCAATTCCTCCTAAATCATCGCCTCGTACGAGTTTCGAAAAATGCCTTTGAGCAAACTGTATGCAAATTTGATGCCCATACACTCAATGCCAACAAGTTAATTTTAGCTCTTCATAGTGAAGCTCTCAAACAAATTCACCCGTTTTCAAAGTTACCGATACTCAAACATCTAGCTATGGAACCCCTCTTACGTACTTATGGTATCTTTCCTTCTGGAACTAAGCCTACATGGTTTTCCAAGATACCCAAGACAGTGACGGATTCTAAGTTACGCTACATAATTCCCATAAATCCGAGCGAAGGTACAATCATGACCTCTTACACCGATGCTGATGATACAAGATTCTGGTCTTCAATTCTTGATAAAAAGGGTGAGCACAGTCTTCAAGAAAAAATTACGGAAGAACTTCGTCTCTTATTCCCCAGTACAGAAATCCCCACACCTCTATTCTTCAAGTCACATCTATGGAAGTATGGATGTACATACTGGGTTCCTGGGCGATACAGCCCCCAAGAAGTCAGTGAGAAATTTATGCAGCCTATGCCTTCTACTTTCCATAATGTCCATGTCTGTGGAGAAAGTTATAGTTTACGCCAAGCGTGGATGGAAGGAGCCCTGGAACATACTGAGGCTATGTTGAAAAAGTATTTTCTGTAATACTCAGTAAACAGACTGTCCGAATGTCTGCGAAACACATAACCCTATCCCTTTTTCACATATTGGCTGTCTCTCCTTTTTTACTCTATATAGCAATTGTCCGAGGCCAATTGCAACCGTGGATGTTCACCCTTTTACAGATTCTTGGAATTCTCATTCTCATTTATCATTCTTATAGAACTATTGTGCGTTGGCGTGCACATAGTTCCGCAGTCTGGATAAATCTAATACATGTTCTTACTGTAGCCCCACTCTTAATCTATATCGGCTCAAGAGGCTATGATACTCCTAGATGGGCATATGAAGTATTGGCCATGCTATCTTTTGCCGCTCTAGGATATCACTTATATAGTATTGTCACGAGTCTTCAAGAAATGTCTGAAGCTGACACGCAGTCAAAGGTAGAAAAAAGAAGCCAAGAAACGAAAGTAAACTAAACTAAACTAAACTAAACTAAACTAGACTCCTAGAGCATCACTTACTTCCTTTCTAGATACGACTTCTGCAGGTAGGCAATTGGCTAGATGATATACAAATGATGGCTTACTATTAAATTCACAACCGCACCCAGTGCACTGAATGTCACCCCCCTCTGTCTTTCCAAGGTACTTTGAAACTTCCTTGGAAAGATGACGTAGTAGATAATGACTACGAAGACCGCCACGTGATACTGATTTAAATTCACAACCACCACACTTATATTCTTTTACACGCTCCTCATTTACAGGACGATGCTTCGCAAGAATATGATTTTCTAGAGTCTGCTTTGTAGCCGTTTCATAATCGCAGTCCTTACACTTGTGTTTCAGAGCACCATCGTGATTTGCCTTGTAGTGCATGTGCATCGTGGATTGATTCTTCTTTACCTCATTGCAATGAGGGCATACATAGTTACCTTCAGGAGTCTTAATGTATTCATAGGCCATTGTCGTGACTGGACAAACCCAGGCGACCCATTTTTCAATTTTTAACCGTTGCCCAAAAATAAAAATTGCAACCAGCCTTTGCCCATATAACCAACTAACAGAGAACACATAATACAAAAGACAAAAAAGATGCTACCTCTTTCAAAACATAACTGGATTTCCGGAACTCTTGAGCTCAGTTCGAAAGTCCGTTATGGTATGACAACTCGTGGAGTCCCAATCTTTCGCTTTATTCCGTACGACAAACGATTCTTGCCTCTTGCCGTTGGTTGTTCTCAGCGCGAACTCTTTTACAATGTTCACGCAATTGTCGAACCATCAGAACCTAAGAAAGAAGGTGAGCTACAACGCGCAAATCTTGTAAAGAATCTCGGCAAACCTACAAATAAAACGGAGATTGAAGTGATTCTTGTAGCATATGCCTACGACTCTTTAAAAGAGCAAAAGGCATTCCCGCTGTATGAAGAAGTCTCCAATGTAAAAGATGCAGATGCAGATGCAGAGCCAGGGCCAGGTCAAAGGCAAAGACCAACTCTCGAAGGATTCACCTTTCACATTGACCCACCAGGATGCAAGGATGTGGACGACACCTTCACCATAAAACAAGATACTACTTATCCTAACTTCTGGAACATTGCTATAAATATCGCTGATGTCTCGGAACTTGTGCAAGAGGGTAGTTCTCTGGATTCTGCTGCGAGGAAGAGAGCAACCTCCTTTTACACTCCCCAAGGTGAAGCCATTTATCCTATGATACCCAAAGAAATCTCAGAAGGGAAAGCCTCACTTTTGCCTGCGGAACAAGAAGCCAAACCTACACTAAGTCTCTGCCTCACCTATGACACAGTTACCCAAGAGATTAGCAAACCTTCTTGGAGACTTAGTTATACGCAAACCACGGCTTCTTATACATACGATGATGCTAATACTTGTGCAAATCAGAGACAAGAGTTGAAGATTCTTCAGGCTTGTGCAAGTAAGATTGCCGGTCTGAAACTTATTGACAGTCACGAATGGGTGGAGAGAATGATGATATTCTATAATCAACAGGCCGGCCAACTCTTGGCACACCATCGTACAGGAATTCTAAGAAGGCATGCTGAGTCATCGCTCCCACTTGCCACCCGCATACCTGAATTCTTGTTCTATGAATCAGCCGAATACTGTCTATCCACTGACCCGACTACGAGACATCATGGTCTAGGCTCAGAGTTCTATGCCTATGCTTCTTCTCCCATTCGTCGCTACGCCGACCTTGTGAATCAACGAGCTATGAAAGATATCCTGCAAGACACTCCACCGCCTATTCTAAAACAAGACCTCGTAGATGAACTGAATCGCAGACAAAAACAAGCGAAAGCGTTTAGTCGTGACTTATTCTTCATGACCAATCTTACACTACCTTCAAAAGAACCTGTAAAAGGGATTGTCATAAGCCAAAATCCTGAACAAACAAAGACCAAGATTTGGGTTCCCCAGTGGAAACGCAAGATTACCACTCGTAACCTCGTCGCCAACCCTTTAACACAGGGTACAGAAGTTATGATTCAATGGTATGAAGTCAGAGAGGAAGCGCGTTGGAAAGACCGAATTGTGTTTAAACTGAATGTGAATAATACTCCAGAATGAGTCTCCAGATTCGTCTAAATATTCCCGCTACATCAGCAAACAAGGTAAAGATTACAGAGTGCATAGCTTTTTTACAAGATGCGTATCGCCTAGGAAATTACACGTTATTTTGGGAATGTCCGATCTCGCGTAAATTTGTAGGAATTACTATTGAACGTTTGCAACGGCTTCCTGGAGAATATTACCGCGAACCACACCCAATGACTCTCCAAGTTATTTCTCCCGAGGTAGCTGGACTTCCTCACATTGTATCCCCTCTCACTCAAACCCAGAGAGATGAGTTATTATCAGCTCTTCAGATAGAACTAAAAAAGTAATGGAATTTGGAAAAATCTTGATGATAAGTTTTTTAATTGTAATCTGGTGGATTGGCTCATGGGGAATTGTAGAAACGCTCATACATCAGTATATACGCGGCTCTACTACGAAAGCGTTGTGGGTATATGGCTCTATGATAGTTTTTGTCATAACAGTAGTATATTTCAATCCACATGTCATTGACCATTTTATATAGAGACTCCCAAGTCTAAATCCGAAGATACAGACTTTCCGCAATAATGACGTCGCGTAAGACCACGACCTGTGCACCCTCAAGTTTCGCCAACCATCCAATATCATTTGCCAAAGTCGCCAAAGCTTTGAACTCATCCACTAATCCCATGAGTTTCATAAGAGCACGTTGCATATTTCCTTCAAAGACTCCATACTCGGCAGCAACACTGGCGAGTAAGTCGTCTCCACAAATCCAGCAGGAAATTGGCTCCACCCACACCGTATTCAATGTCCAGTACTCCACATCCCTACCACCATCCCTTTTACACCCTACCTCAGCATCTTTCATAATTCGCAACAATTCGTCGCGTACATTCGTATCAATCTCCAGCTCAGAAGGGCTTTTGGGCATTTCATCTCCACCCCTCTGCTCACCTAAGAAGATTGCGAGAATACATAGTAAATCAGCAAGAGTCCATGCATCGCTACGATTACGAAGTCTCAAGAAAAGTTCTGTCATCAGAAATGGATGGCCTTCATTCACCTCTGAGGCAAGAAGGCCTAGTTCCGTCAAACAACCCGATGTCTTTGCCGTTGCCTTTGCAAGAGCGTCAGCATCCGCTTCCGCGTCTACGTATCCGTATTCCACCAGAACGGCCTGACGGCGCAGGAGAGAAGGAACGGACGCCTCCAGCTCCAAGGCCTCGAGCCTACTCTCTAATTCCCAACATTCCCTTTGACACTCTTTATAAGCATTGTATCTCGCCATTATGGGATTCCACGTGCTTTCACGGTGCGCAACTTTCCACGCTTCCAGCTCACGCATCGCAGCCTTCTTCTTTGCATTCTGAAGCTGCGAAATCTTCTCCTCCAAAGCTTCCTTTTCTGCACAACCCTTTTTCTCCTCATCCGTTAAGGCAGCAAACTGAGTTTCCATCGCTTTCTGCGCCAACCGCAACTCGTTGGAAACCTTCTGAATCTCATCCTTCTGAAGTCTCCACCAATACGTCTTTTCTATCAATGATTTCATCGTTATTCCGTTCAGACACTTCAACAGAAAGTCATAATGAAATGACATCTGAGAGCCAAACTTCGCGGCTCTCCCTGTCAGGATCCCACGAATGGACCATGTATCCGCAGGCTCTTTCTGGGGCAGATAAACAACAAGACCACGAACATCCTTACCGCGACGACCAGCTCTCCCTGCCATTTGAATGTATTCCGACGAAGTCAAAGACCTCATACGCCCATCCGTAAACTTTTCGAGAGCCGTGAAGACTACCGTCTTCGTTGGCATATTAATCCCTACTGCAAATGTCTCAGTAGCAAACAAGACTTTGATATAGCCCTTACTGAAGAGTACTTCCAAAATCTCTTTCATAAAAGGCAGTAAGCCACTATGATGAAAGGCGATGCCGCGCATAGCCAAAGCCTTCAACGTGTGATACTGCGGCGACTTTTCCAAACTGCTCAAGTACCTGCGCAAATGAAAGTCCCAGATATGCGAGACAGCTGCAGCATCACTGCTGTCTAAGAACTGTCCTTGGCACAAGTCAGCCAACCTTTCACACCCTACTCGAGAAAACACGAAGAAGATTACAGGCAGATTTCCACGCTCTTCAAGTCCCAATAAAAGTTCATTCATTTGATGCTCAAAAGCTTTCGCACGTACTTTTCCAGCAACTGCACCCTCAAACCCAGCACGTCGCGCATCCTTGACCTTTTCCTTAAACTTGTCATGGGCTAATAAGGTTCCTGACCTTTCCGTCAACCAAGTACTATATACAGAATCGTGGAACTGTTCTTTGGAGTCATAAATGACCAAAGACTTCCCATCACCCCCTATAACACAGTGTTCCAAGGGTACTGCCCTCCAAAGAGTGGAAATAAGCCATACTTTGACTTTCTTCGACTCTCCTAGCCATTGTGCAAACCCGTAAGGAGATGACAGAGTTGCGCTCAGCAAGATGAGTTTAATAGAGGGGTCTAAGAGCATAAGAGTTTCTTCCCATACATGGCCTCGGTCAGGGTCATTAATGTAGTGTACTTCATCAAAGATAACCGAATCTAGGCGCTCAAGGCTAATCAAAGCGGTTGCGCCAACATGCTCGGTCTTGGTGCCTTTCTTAAATAGCAAGTTCCGCAGAATCTCTGTGGTCATTACAAGAATCTGAGCATCTGGGCGAAACTTAATATCGCCTGTCATGATTCCTACGGATGCGGAAGGGAAGAGTTGCTTCAAGTCATGGAATTTCTGATTACTCAAAGACTTTATAGGAGTGGTGTAAAATACACGACCTCCGCGTGACAAACTCTTGGCAATCTGGTACTCGCCGACAAAGGTCTTTCCTGAACCGGTCTTTGCAGTAACCAAGACGTTTTCACCGGCTTCAATGGCGGCTATGGCAAATTTCTGAAATCGGTCTGGTTCATACCCAGTTACGAGAGCAGGTGTTAGAGGGGGTTCTGGGGCTGGTTCCGTATCATTCACAACACGGACATATTCTGAAGCCATAGAGCCAGGGGACTTTGTAGCTATAGCTGCAGCCACTTATCAATTTTCATTGAAGTCTAAACAACTTCACACAGATTATCTTAGCCATGGATACGTGTCCATTAACGGTGTTAGAATTTCCAGACACTGAAGAAACTCGCCATATTACCCATAGACCTCCTATTATATGCGGCTTTCCTTTAACAAATGAACCTCCAATCTTATTCACAGTAATGATATATTTGTTCAAAATGTTTTTAGAGTCTGAGTTATGTCCAAAGCGCCAGGTTCCTATCTTTTTCTCTCCTTATCCTGGTGATATTTTTCCGATGCCACATATTTTTATGAATACGGAACAATTATCAAGGGCTTGTGAACTAGGGACTATTCTGAATGCTTCTCGTAAAAATGTTGTAGAAATATGGGATTATAGTTTGGCAAATGTAGAAATTCTGAAACATCATGGCGTCGATGCAAGGCATGTGCCTCTTATAACACCTGACTGGTATATGGAAAAATTACGTAAATTCCGCGAGCCTTACATAAATAACTTTGAATATGATGTAGGATTTTGTGGAAGTGAGTCTGAAAGAAGGACTTCAATCTTTGATGCCTTAGTGGCCTCAGGGATATCCTTTTATAATGTGAAGAAAAATGGTCAAGAAAAAGATATGGAGTTGGCAAAGTGTAAAATCATGATTAACGTACACATTGGGGAAGATTATAAAATTTTTGAAAGTGAGCGATGTGAACAGTGGTTGCAGTTAGGTGTTCCTATCATCAGTGAACATAGTTTTGATAATGACCCACGATGCATCAACGTCAAATACGAAGAGCTCGTTCAAACCGTTATTGAGTTTTTAAGAGAAGCGGACAAAAAGAATACTTAGAAGCGAACTATACCCTATAAATAGAAGATAACGAAAATGTTATCCTTTCTTTCACTGGTTCAGAACGTGGCACCAGCTGAACGAAAATCATCAGGCTGCTGTTTCACGGATGGAAACTTATACTTAGCAGGTTATCAACCTAATAAAAAAACTCCTTCCATTAATGGGATAGGTGGGCATATTGAAGAAGGTGAGACTGAACTACAAGCCGCTATTCGCGAAACTATAGAAGAATTATTTGAAATTCATCCAGTTCCTCCAACGGTACTAAAGGAAATCAGAACAAATATTCCTCCTCGCGAAGTTCATACCAACCACTCTTACACAATCCACGTCTATACGTTTGAAGACTTAGAACACATGCTTCGCCGTATTCAAGCATACAACTTACAGTCAAAGGTCTATCAGAAGTTTCCTACGAGCATTGGAGACCTTGTATTCAAACGGAATATTTCCAATTGCAGAAAGGCGGAAATAACTCATCTTGCCGTATTGCCTTTTGTAGACCATGCTAAAGAAAATCCTCTTATTTCACCTTATCTACTTTCTGACATTCGTTTTTTGAAAATGCAGAAACAAAAGCAAAAACAAACAAATCTATACATGTAAGTGAGATGTTCGTCTCTTACAAGAAAATCACTAGGGAAAAAGTACGGAGGCGGATATTTATCAAAATGTTTTTTGTCTTCTCGCTTGTTTACGGGTCAATCTTAGCCATACCCTTATAAAAGTAGTAATACCACATGCCGATTGCAATAACAGTAACAACATAATACACAAGGACTGATACAGTGATAATGTCCGTGATATTTTTCTGCTGTTCGCGGTACTTTGAATCAGTCTTGCACACATCTGAAACATACTGTACCAAAATAGAAAGGGGAATTTTCATAGGCTTCTCGGCTTCAATCAGAACCATGCTCTCGCCATTCTCTTCAAGAGTAGTAAACTGAATCTTACCCTCGTCAGTAATTACTACATGCGATACGGTGTCATACGTTTCAACCTCGGGATTTGTGGTCATTTTGGCTCTAGGGACTTTATATTATACACAACACCAAAAATCAATTTTTAGCCACACCTCCGTCTAAACCCCTTTTACACAGAATGTAAAGATTGCGAAATGGCCGCCGTCCCAGTTATTACAACGCTCGTGATAGGCGCTGATTATACAAAGGCTCTTGAAAAATGTCTACAATCCAAGCGTGAATATGTTGGAAAACATGGCTATACCTTTATCCAAGGCGGCGAGAAGTATTGGGATAGGACAAAGCCTATAGCCTGGTCAAAGATTCCCTTTTTACTGGATGTCTGTGCATCTCTGCCCGAGGGTGCACTTGTTTGGCAGAGTGATGCTGATGTCTTCATCACCAATCCTGACTTACGTATGGAAGAACACATAGTCCCCCTTTTACCCAAAGACAAGGACATGGTGATGACGCTAGATGCCTGTGGCCATATTAACAGTGGAAACATCTTGTTTCGCAACACTGCATGGTTCCGTGATTACTGGAAGAGAGTGGGAGAACAGAAGAAGTTTACCTATCATCTGTGGTGGGAGAATGCCGCGATGATTCACTTGTATCATACGAATCCTGAAGATAAGGCGAAGATTCTTATTACACGGAAACACAAGGTATTTAATGCATATCTGCGTGGGATTCCTGACGAGCCTCTATGGCAACCTGGCGATTTCTTAGTACACTTTGCTGGTGTCTATGACTTGAAACAGATGGAGAAGTTCGCGGAGGAATGTGCAAAAGGGGTAGTTGTTCGTATTCCTATGCCTCCTAGCGAAGTAGAGGCTTGTGAAAACAGCAGGAGAGAGTCTTTGTTTATCATGGGCTAAGAGGCTTAAATGGAGGTCGCGTAAAATTGATGGTGGGGTGGCCGTGAAACCCCGATTGGAGGTCCCTTTGGACCCAGAGGTCCAGTAGCTCAGTTGGTAGAGCATGGTGCTTATAGAATAATTCTATAAATTTCGCATCAAACGTTGAGAGACGCCAGAGTCGTGGGTTCGATCCCCACCTGGACCAAACCATAGATCTTAGGATCTTTTTTTTGTTGTTATGAACACCAAAAAAGAGATTATGAATTTGTATGCCTAGAATAGAAAATGGACTATTTCAAGGGTGACGCTTCAGGTAATATGATGATGAAGGGAGGCAAGGGCACTCGCAAGGCGAGCAAGATGCCGGCGGTAGGAACCAAGGCGCAGGTATTCCATGGCACGGCCAAGCACACTTCCGGTGGTTTGAAGAAGAAGGATTTGATGAAGACGCGCAAGGGTCGCATCGTTTCCCGTAAGAAGCATGCTCTGGGAAAGAAGTCGCTGAAGAACTTGATAAAGGCGGGATACAAGGCGAAGAAGGGCACGTTCAAGCTGTTCAAGCGCTCGTAAAGGTCTAAACTTTCCTAGAATAACTAAATAATGCAAATGCATTTGCAAATGCAAAGGCAAAAACGCGTCTTAGTCTATAATGGATTTCCATTTCACTATGAAATGTTTGGTTTTATCTTAGATTTTTGTAAAAAATTTAATATAGAGCCCACGATAATTAATAAAGTCCACAATGAAGGGTGGCTACAGTTGTACAAGGCTAAGTACCAGTTTCACTATAACACAAAGTTAAGTGAAGATATAGAATCATTTTCCTATGTCATTCTCTTAACGGACGATGACTTTCATTGGCCAGAATCACTCGTAACCCAAAACACAATATGCATAGACCACTGGTATAAGTGTAGAAGACATTCTATACAACATCACATCCCTATAACACAGTTTCAAAAAGAGAATCCATTTTATGCACTGCCCGTATTCGAATACATTCCCTATGCGGCCAAGATGCAAGTACTTCAAGAACAAAAGAGGCCGATTATAAGTTTGTTAGGCTCTTCCTCCCTCCCATTGTCAAATGACTTTCTCTCAATTATAACGAATTTCCGTGACTTTGATATATATATTATTAATCATTTCATTAATCGCGATAAAGAATACTTAAAGTTGCCGAATGTATACGCATTTGAAAATATAGATGCTACACATATGTTCCATTTACTCTTTCAATCAACCTATGTATATTTTTATCCGGCTGGGCATATGAAGTCTTATCAACAATTATGTAATTACGTAATTACTGCAGCCATGCCTCTGAGTTTTACAACAGGGTGTAAGTTCATTCTTCCAAGACAAATGAACGAGACTTTACAACTAAGTTCTGTAATCACATATGAGTTTATCCCGAATTCGTTGACACTGCCACTAAAGCCTTCCTTAGAAGATACTTTTGATGAAAGGGAAAGGCTCATACATACACGTAATAACACTATATTGAAAACCATGTACGACATTGACTCTAAATCTTTGCAATCCAACCCCTCAACTCATCAAGCATAGAAACAGCTTCCGACTTCGTGAGTTTCTCCGAGGGGTTCATAGACCCAGACCCAGAACCCTCGTTCGGGTCATACCAGTACAAGCCACCACGACTGTCTTTTTCGTCAATATTTGACCAAACGAGAGCCGCGCCACTTTCAGCAATTTCCGATAAATGCGAAGAGACATTGGCAGCTAAACTCCTTACTCCTGTGCCACGCATACCGAGAACACGTTCAGTGAACTGTGGTGTATTTTGCAAGGGGAAGAAAATGGCTTCCCATTCACACCCAAGTGGTTCGCCAGATTGTGAACATCCTATTAATGTGACATCTGTAGCAAGAGACCATTTTTGCCATAACGCCCTAGGGATTTCTTGACCTCCTGCGGAAAACCAAAGAATCCGAACAGGTTTCGGAGCATTGGCTACATAGGTTGCTAACATCTGTGCTTCAAACGACTCGCGAATACGAAAGATACAGTCCCATCGTTTCCGAAGTAGTGCAGAACTCACGCCCATTCCTGAAGCCCGAGAAGGTTCGTGAATTACTAAGATACTCCGACCCTTGTATAAACTTTCCGATTCTAACGCCTGAATGCGTGAAAGCCAGTCGCTCTCCTTTCCAATAACAAGACACCGGTGGCCACGAATCTCACCATCAAATCCTTCCAAACGTAGTGATGACATCCTCAACACAACCCCTTTAACACTAGTCTCGTTCTTTACCACCCTAGAATAGACGCGTCCCCGATGAAGTTCGATTTAGTAGCTTTTCTATTATCTCTCATAATCTTGCCTATTGTTGATGCTCCTTGGCTTATACTTAATACTCATATAGGCATACCTATGTTTGAAAAGATTCAGGGTGCTCCTGTAAAGCTGCAAATTCTTCCTGCTGTTGTTGTATATGTTGCTCTCGCTTTCTTATTAATCCAGCAGACTTCAATGATATCTGCCGCAATAACAGGTTCTCTTGTCTATGCTGTCTATGACTTCACAAATCTTTCTACTCTAGCCAATTACAAACTCTCGTTTGCAATTCAAGACACAACATGGGGAGGAATATTATTTGGTATTAGCTACTTCCTTTTACACAAAATCCGCAATGCCTTTTAGAAAGAGAGAATGGCGACCCCTACATTTATTGCAGAAGACGCGGATGATTTATATACACGTCTACTTCAATATGAGATTGAAATGGTGAAAGAACAAGCGATTATAAGCAAAGAGAGATCAAAAGAAATTGAGAATCAAATTGATGCCTTTTACACAGAATATAATACTTTATTTGGAAGCTTGAGAGAGTTTCAAATGCAAGATAAAATAAATAATATATCAGGAGCTTTACAACGTATTCAAGGATTTGCTACAATGCGTTGGTTTCTGAATAATTCAAATTCTAATTCTGGAGTGAATACTAATTCAAATAATAATATGACCGGTGGAAAAAAGTCCAAACGCTCTAAAAAATCTCGTACCGCTAAAGCTTCTAAAAAGTCAAGAAAAACTCGTAGTAATAAGTAGAAATGATAACAAGGAAGAAAAAGCGTAACATGAATTTTGAAAATAAATGGGCTTCAGATAAAATACAAGAAATAAATGAAAAATTCCCTACTTTTAAGAAAAGTTTTGATGATATGTATGAAGATTATACAGAGGATGATTTACAATTATATGAAGATTTATTAGAAGAAGTTGGAGGTTTAGCTATTGATATAGATATAATCAAACAAGATAATCCTGATTTTTATGCTGAAAATAATATTGATAAACTATATTCTGAAATTGAAAAATTTATGAATCTAATAAAGAATACAATAAAAAAGAGTAATTATATGAAAGAAATTAAAGTAATTCGTGATAAACTTTCTCTCAATAAGGAAAAATTTGGAAAGTATTGTAAGGATAATTATGAAGATTGTTATTTATATACAATGCAGAAAGAAATTAATGATTTAGAAGATGACTTGTATTCTTTACGAGTAACACAAAAACAAATGAATAGTTCAATAGATTTAGATAATGTATATGCTGACTTAGATACCGATATTAAATCTTTTATCAATCATATAAAAGATGTAATAAAAATGAGAAAGGAGAAAATAGAGGAAGAAGGAATCCAGACACCTAAACCTATATCTATCACGAAAACGAGAAAGGCTAGGAAGTCAAGAAAGTCAAGAAAGTCAAGAAAGTCCCGCAAAGCCAATCTCAGCCGTTAAACGGCCACGCCCAATGAAGCAAAGCCTGACGTTGCCGCGGCCTGCAAGCCAAATCCCCTTTAACACAGTTCTTTTTAATAGCTCCATGATGTCTAGCAAAATTCTTCCAGCGTTGTATTTGTACAGCATCCAACTCTGGCAGACGACGACCCATCCAATAGCGACAATACCATTGAAACCATCCGCGTTCATCAGGATTTTTCAAAGGATTCGAAAGTACACTTCGTACTCCTGTAAGTTTTTTACCACCAGGAACCCATCCATATGTCTTCCATTCCGAAAGTCCTAGACGTGAATCAATCTTGAAATAGTTTATATCAATATTTTTCCCACCAGGGCTCAACTTCCCTAGAAGCCCGGCATTCCAAAACCATTCTGCAGGGAATTCAAGTAAACAGTCATTCAAGTACTTTCCTCCGAAAGCTCCTAAAGCAAGAATCTCACCGGGCGTGGTATAGGGTTCGAATCCTTCAGCAAACCCCTTGCCAGGTTCTTCCTCCAATACATATGAATACCCCTTCTTCATTTTATTCCACACATGCACAGTATCTCCTTTCTTGAATTGTGCCAAAGTCTTACCCCTATCTTTCAGAATTTCAAATATATCTTCAACTTTCCGTATATGTAAAAGCCTCGGGTCTTTGTACATCCCTCTCTAAACAAATCCCCCGTAAAAATTGCCAAGCCCTGAACCCCTTTTACACCAAGTCCCACAAACAAACACCATGGAACGTCTAGTAAAGGAATGGCGCACAACGTTAACGGAAAAGGAACGCGCCCTGCATGACCTTGCTGCTGTCAAACTTAAGAAAACTCTGAATGCCACTGACGAAGATGGCGACCAAGGTTCCTATTTCCCAGAATACTCTCATGCTTTCCGTCAATGGTTGAAAACCAAACAGGATGCTGCAAAATAGAATGCCTACCCCAAATGCTCTACGATTCTCAAATACGGTAGCGGACGCAACAAAAACCACCGAAACTTCATCCGGCCAACACGTGATTATGCCCAATCGTCATCCTTCCACAAGAACTCCTTACATAGTTCTTGTCGAAGTCAATAGTCGTGATAGAAATTTTAATAATCAAATTGCAAGTAATCCTCTACGCTTCCAGTTTGCACGACCTCTGAAAGATATTCGTACCGTAGAATTAATCAGCGGGACAATTCCTGCCTACCCTTACTGTCTAAACAATGAAAATAACAAGTTCACATTTCAAGAAGGTACTGCATCATGGACGGTTACACTACCCGTAGGTTCATATATGGCATCCACACTTCTCATTATTCTTTCAAATGCTCTAAATGCACTTCCAGGAATACAAAACACGTACACAATTGACTACAATATGTGCACAAAGCCTGGAAATTTGTACATTAAAGCAACAAATAGTGGAACTGTTCTAGATTATTCATTTTTGTTCTTATCAGGATATTATCAAGATAGTATTGACCGTTCTGATGGATACTTACTACGTACGAACACCCCTGCACTCTTGTACGGGTTCGACATTTCGGACTATTATTCAAATCCTGATGGAACTCTTACAAGTCCGTATCCAATTGACCCAGTAACTGCACTCACACGTCTATACCTCTATATTGACTTTGACAATAGCCAGAATCTTGGATGTATTGAACGCGGCGCAGGACGTCGTCAACCCTTTGCGATAATTTACCTCGATGACCACAGTAACGGTTACAAATTCTTGAACAAGGACACTTTAACACCTGCTTCCTATAGTTTACCGCAACCTTATGCACGTTTGCAAACAATGAACATAGAGTTCCGTGATGAATTTTTCCGTCTTGTAAACTTCAATGGTAAAGAGTTCAGCTTATTACTGCAACTTACGCTGTTGGAGTAGTAAGTCTAAGAACGAATAGGAGTGTACGGGCATCCAGAGCGCAGAGCCGCTAATTCAGAATAGGAACTGCCGAAAGAACCGACAATATGACCACACTTTTGCAAGAGAAGCCACTCTACCACACCTACTCTCTGTTGTCTGCTGGTTCTGCGCCCGAGTTCAAGATTAGTCGTCCCAACTGTTTTGCGCCCATAACGCCGAACAAACTCCTCTTTTACATCTTGCTCGTCAGTTACCAGTAACATGGGTGAAGGCGAATGACCTAAGAATCCTAGAAAACTCGAAAGGGGCGAGGCCTTCAAACACTTCCAGTGGTCTGTACCACGAAAATGTACTCCTAGCCAATCAGACTTTCCTTCCATTATGCGCCATTGAAGATTTGCCTCACGTTCTAGGTCTTGGGAGAAGCACATATTCCGCAGAATGGTCAAGCCCCGTTGATTACGAACATCAGGATGAAATTCGGAATAACTTTGTATACGAACTTCATCACCTGTCGTAAAACGATTCACTACCATATCCATATCTTCTGATGAAAGAATCTGGTGAGCATTTCCTAAATAACCAGGGCGTACTAAACTGAGAGTGGGAATTGATGCAGTGTCAATAATTTCTTCTAAAGTACACGCCATATGCTCGGGCTCTACCGGCCAATAAATATGTAATTGCGCCTTCAAGTCTTCTGCCCATAGTACGCCTGATACAATGGCACGTATACGATTGCAGAACCCGCCTTGCATACGTAAGAGAACCCGCTTAACTTCAGACATCTTTCTTTCTTGAAAACGCACAAGATACTTAGACCGTTCCTGCTGCAAGTCTCCGGCCTAAGTATTTTTTTGTAAATCATTAATATCTTAGCCACACTGGAAAAACTCCGCGCATTCATACACCATCGCACCGCCATGGGCTCAGTAACTGGTAGTTTTTACGTAATCTCGCAGCAACGTTTTCACAGGCAGTTGAAGCTTTGGAAAGAGCATCTACCTGCGGTGTTTCCGTACTATGCAGTAAAGTGTAATCCTGATACTAATTTGATGAGTTGGATGGCTCATCAACGTATTGGGTTTGATTGTGCAAGTGCAAGAGAGATAAGTATAGCAAAACAGACGAGTCCTTACGCATCTATTTTATTTGCAAATCCTTGTAAAAAGGATTCTGATATAGTATTTGCGTCTACCTATAACACAGATTTGACAGTTGTAGATAGTGGTGAAGAAATTGACAAGTTACAAGAATCAGGATGGAAGGGGAGTAGTTTGTTGCGTTTGCGGGTGGATGATAAAGGGAGTTTGATGCCATTTAGTGCAAAGTTCGGTGCTGACTTTGCCAGTATCCCCCATTTAGCACAGTACGCCAGTATAAAAGGACAACGACTGAGTGGTATAAGTTTCCACGTAGGAAGTGGTTGTAAAGACCCTGAACAATATAGGAAAGCGATCGAGAAGTCAAATGAAGGTTTAAGTATTTTGAGAAGTCTTGGTCATTATGCGAGAATTATAGACATTGGTGGAGGGTTTACGAATCAGGGGTTTGTAAAGGCTGCTAAGAAGATTCGTGAGACGAAGTTGAGCGAGACTCTGGATATTCGTTTGGTAGCGGAACCTGGACGTTTCTTTGCAGCTTCTTCACATGACTTGTTTGTCAAGGTAATTGGCAAGAAGGCGGCGATGAATGGGAAAAAGGGGTTTCGCTATACTATTGATGAAAGTTTGTATGGGCAGTTTTCATGCATTCCTTTTGACCATGCAAAACCACGCTGGATTCGTATTCGTGAAGATGGAGAACCGAGAAGGCCTACTGCACCGGCTATACTTTATGGAAGAACTTGCGACAGTCTTGACTATATTGCGTCAGCTGAAGATGCTGAAGAGTTAAAAGAAGGTGATTGGCTGTGGTTTCCGAATATGGGTGCTTACACTACAGCAACGAGTACAGAATTTAACGGGTTTCCAAAGCCGCCAAGTCTTGTTCTAGAAGAACATAATAAAGAACAGCTGCCGAACCTTAAAGAGTTTGATAACTCAGAGTGGCCTTCGCAACTAAAATATGTGAGTGCTGTTAAGGTTCCTATGGATTAAATTTTCGGCTTTGCCTCTTTAGCTTTCGCTTTTGGCTTCGGTTCAGCCTTCGGCTTCGGTTCAGCTTTTGGCTTTGGTTCAGCCTTGGGCTTCGGTTCAGCCTTCGGCTTTGGTACCCATCCATTCGCCTTTTTCTTTTCCCAATGAGCTTTCCAGAATTCTGGAGTTCCAAATTCTGGCTTTTCAGGCTTCGCGGCTTTTATCTCAATAGGTTCCCCAGCCTTTCTCTTTTCCTCTTCGATATCATCTAGACATACCTTTTTATCTTCAGCTGATATCTTAAGCTTATGAAGTTTTGCATAATCCTGAACAAGTTGCCAAATCTCTTCAGCAGGACTTAGGACTTTCGGTACTTTTGGTAAATTACACGGTGCATTACTTGGTTCATCACAGAAACTCCAAGTAAGTACGTAGGGCGGCACTCCATCATCAGTAGCAACATTCATATATCCGCCAATTTTGCCCATTCTTAGTACCTATCTAATTGTTACTAGTGACTTCAATTTTTATTATTATAGGTCTAAAAAGATATGAAAAAATTACACTATAATGTCTCTTCTAGAGCTTGTTGATAATACAAGGACAGATAAGAATACTGAGCATTCTTATTTGGGTTTGTACGAGAAATTGTTGCAATCAAGAAAACATACAGCAAAGAATGTCTTAGAAATTGGTATTGGTATTCCTGAATTTCATGGAGGGAAGAATGGGGGTAGTATACAGCTATGGCATGATTATTTCCCTAACGCGACAGTATATGCACTTGAAATTATGGATATTGACAGAATTTATGAGGGTATATTGAATAATCCGAGAATTAAGGTTTATCCTTCAACAGATGGATATAATGAAGAAGTTTTTAAAAAGAATTTTCTAGATAAGAATCTAAAGTTTGATTTTATCTTAGACGATGGTCCGCATACTTTAGAGACTATGAAAGAATTTGTGAGACTGTATTCTCAAGTATTAACGGATGACGGGATATTAGTGATTGAAGATATTCCTGACCCGAATTGGGTTCAAGAGCTAGGTGATATAACACCTGATCATTTGAAACCCTATATATTCGCTTATGATTTAAGACCTCAGAAGATGAGATGGGATGATATTGTATTTGCAATAGACAAGAAGGGGGCTTTACAAGGTTAATGATATGAGACAGTGCCAAAGGGGTAGAGTACATTACCACTGGCATCAAACTGCATACCATTGGGGTAGATACGAACTTGTTCACCTTCTTGTATAGTCGACCAATGGCTAGGAATAGATGTTAGCGGCTTAGCTTTAATAGGATTATCTGACTGTCCATAATTAGGAGACTGAGGGATTACTTGCTCTTCCGCACTCATATGTACAGAAGGTACAACTCGCATAGCTATGTGAAGAATTGCAAATAATAATACGAGAAAAAATACAAGAGCTAGACCAAGGCGCCAGTTCATTCTCTAAAGAAGGCATAATAAAATTTGACATGGCTTGTGACAGATTTGGAAAAGTCCTTCGCTGATTCAAATGGCTTCTGTTTCTTCTGATTCACAGAATAAAGTCCTAGACCATGGATTCGTAGAGCTTCTGGATACATTTGGTGATGACCTTACAGTAGTTAACGCGGCACGCGTCTCTTTCCACAAAGAGTCGAAGCTTCTGACAAAGGGCGATGAGAAGCTGATTCATTATCTGGCAGACCACCATCATACGAGCCCCTTCTTTCATCCCCAAGTAAGGATGCGTCTAAAGATGCCAATCTTCGTGGCTCGTGAATGGTTCCGTCATCAGATTGGGTTTGCGCGAAATGAAGTGAGTCGTCGGTATGTAGACGAGGCTCCTGTATGTTATGTACCTGATAATGTAAGGGCGAGAGATGCAAAGCTCAAGCAGGGCAGCAAGGCTGAACCGGTTGAGATGAATGGTTTGGCGAAAGAAATGATTGAGGATATCAACCACCGCGCTTGTGAGACATATCAGGAACTTCTGGATATGGGTGTAGCACCTGAAGTAGCACGTACAGTACTACCGCAGGGAATGTACACGGAGTTTATTGAGACGGCGAGCCTCTGCGCCTACGCGCGACTCTGTCAGCTACGCTTAGATCCTGGGGCACAGTGGGAGATTCGGCAGTATGCTGACAAGGTGCGCGAGCTCTTGCTATCAAAGTTTCCTGTAAGCTGGGCGGCTTTGACGAAGACGACTGACGAGGGCAGTGCCTAGAACACACATCAGACCAAGTCATAACCCTCCTTTTACACCCTATCATAGAACATACATAGAAATACATATAACCTACTCGTTTCTTGTTTGCAAGCCATGCTTTCGAAGAAGATTCAAACCATTCTGGGGAAAATTCTTTCATAATTCTTTCTTTCTATATATTTATACCTTTATCGTTTATGCTTAGCAGTACGTGATTGATACTTGGACTTACGTTGTTTTTGCTGTTTCTTTGACTTTTTTAGGGTCTTCGCACCACCTCTTCTCTTTTCGGGACTTAAAAGGGTTTCTGGCTTTGGTGAACCAGACCTTGATTGTGCTGGTGGCGATTCTGCAGTTCGAGCTGCTGAAACAGTTGAACCAGACTGACCAGACTCTCTAGACTCACCAGAGGCTCCAGATGCACCAACATCTCTGCCTGTCGTGCCTTTTCCTGTGGGTGTCGAAGGTGAAACTGATTCTTTCTCTTGTTCTTTCTCGTCCTCTGGTAGAAGTTTTAATAATCTTTCTATCAATCTATCAACCACCCCTTTAACAGGTTCTTCTGCATTTTCTCCGTACGCTGTAAGAAGTTCATATATAATTCTTATATGAGGAAATGTGGAAAAGAATGCAGGTTCTTCTTCAGCTACAGGTTCGTTTGTTAATCCGATGCTTAGTGGTGCTGATTGTGACCCCTGCGCTACTGGTAATGACGCTTGTAGTGATAGTGATAAAGTATTAGCTGGTTGTACCACTTCTTCTCCAACTATTTCCTCTTGTTCAAAAGTAAAATCAAATACCTTTGAAATATAAGCCTTTGTATATTCAGTAGTATCCTTATCTTTAAACTCTTCATAATATTTCAATAAAGTTTCAATCTCTTCTAATTCTTTATTTAATATTTCTTGTTCAGTTGCACCTCCTGATTGAATCTTATAAGAAACTTTCAGAGTTTTTTGTTTTGTCTTTCTATTTTTCATACGTGTCCCACCAGAATAACGAGAACCTCCTGTAGTAGCTTTCATGCGTGTTATGTTGAGTACACTTGAAAAGTACTTTTCTTCTTCTGAACCAGAATCAAATGCTTTCTTTATAAACGATATGAATTTCTCATGTACATCATAATTTTGCAATCTATTATAAATGAATAATACTACATCAATGGCTAAGAATGTTTGAAGTTTTGTTGCGAGGCGAACATTTTCAGGAAGTCCTGCTTGATTTGCCTGAGCTGCTGCTCCTGCCCCTGCAGCTCCTGAATTTGCATGAGAAATTAAAGGAAGTTTCGAGAAATTTATAGTATTCCAAATATTTCCAGCTACGCATGTAAAACTTGTTCTATTACCTGTAGCACTAATTATGAGTTCATTTGCAAGTTTTGTTTCTGCAAGTTCTTCCTCAGCCATTACATTGAGTTTTGTATATTCTGCAGGTATCTTCATCTCATTTCGTTTTTCATAGAGTTCTTGTAATTTCTTCTTAGCCTCATCAACATTAGAAATATCTCCAATATCTTCGACCATAAGTTGAGAAAGGCCTTTCATAGGAACAAAAGGGATTAATGTAGCAATCTGTACACCTTTTTCAATTGCATGAATATATTTTTCCCTCGGTGTTGCACCTGATGGCGAACCCTGTAATATTTCTTCTACCTTCTTATCAAACTTACCTTTTACCTTATTTATTGAGTCAATATTCTTATTATATTCCTCCAGTTCTGCTTTTACTTGTGTATGTAATGCACGGACTTGATTTTGAAAATTTGATAGTATAACTCTAGGGTCGTTTAAGTTTATATTCTTAAATACAATTAATTTATCTGAAGCGTTTATATAATAAAATACTAAATCAATTCCTTCAGTGAAAGCCTTTAGTATAGCATTCAAATCAATAGAAACAAAGCATGCTTTCATATCGCTTGTATGTTTCGTATCTGTATTTACAAGCTCGATATCTCTATACATTTCCAAGACTTGGCCAATGTCTCCATGATACTTGCTAATAAATATTTTTTCCTTTTCGTTGTTACTTAGTTGTATACGGAATACAGTTTTTAAAGTTTTTCTTACTTTCGTAGCAATATTTTCATTTTCTAGGATACGTACAGTTTTTCCAGTATCTTTTATATACGTTAATGCAACATTAAGTTTTCCATCTTTAAAATTTGTTCCATTATGTAATTCTAAAGTAATGGGATACTTACACATAACATGTGATAATCCTAAACTTCTAGTATTATTGGAAAAGGGAGGATAGGTTATTGCTTTCATACCCTTCTTTGACTCTGGTGCTTTTTCTAAGTAAAACTTTCTTAGAAATTCATTATAGTTTTCAACTGCAAAACCACCACCTTTAACACTTGTCTTATTCATTTTCCCTGCTGCATCATTTTCCACTGCACTTGTATATGCATATACTATGTTTAAAACATTAGGAGGAAGAGCTCCAATAAGTTTTTCAGTTTTATTACTTGTATCAATAAATGCTGAAAATGTATGCGGTCCTATAAATTGTTGTATAGTACTTGCAAGGATATTTGACCGCTCTTGATTTTCAGCCCCAGATATATCAAAACACTTATAGTTATATTGTTCATTTGTGATT